TGCTAATTCTGCATTAAGAAAAAATATTCATCCAACAGTAAAGCCAGTAGAACTAATGCAATATCTAGTAAGACTTGTAAGTCCAAAAGGCGCAACAATTTTAGATCCATTCATGGGCAGTGGCTCAACAGGTAAAGCAGTAATGTTTGAAAACAGAGAACGTAACGCTAATTATAAATTTATTGGCATTGATTTAGAAGAAAAATATTGTCAAATAGCAATCGCAAGAATTGATTATGCATTAAATAAGTTTGAGTATGATTACATAAAGGAAAAACAAGAAGCCTCATTAAGAGGACAAGCTAATATATTTGATTTTATAGAGGCTAATTAAAATGCAATACGGAACGTATTATTATATATAAGGGAATATAAGTCAATTATTTACTATTTTCGAAAAAGGAGGCAATAATTATCGTTGTAGAAAATATCAATACCAACGTTTACTTTTTCAAAACCTATCGAGATTTAAAGTTATCCCTCGAAGCCGCAAAATCCAAAATTAAAGTCTGGCAAAAGGAATTAGATACTTTAGTCTATGATAACGGCCCAAAAGATATAAAAGCTATTGATCCAAGCGAAATCAAAGTATCATATACTAGACCGCCAGTAACAGAAATCTATCAGCGAATTGCAGAACTCTCAACTTGGATAGCAAATGAAAAAATAATCGTTAAAACCATCGAACAAGAATTGGACAAGCTAGCAGAAAAAGCCGAAGAAATGGCATGCTTATTTGACGATGACTTGGAGCTGACGGTGTTTAATTTGAGATTTATCAAGGGCATGAAGTTAAAAGATATTGCCGATGAAACGGGGTATTCGCACATTTACATAAAGGAAATTAGCTCTGAAATTAAGCGAAAATTAACCCAAAATATAACATCCTACCAAAAACCTACCGCTTCAAAAAGTCAAGCGTGTTATAATGTAAAGTGAAAAGGTATGTGCTTTTCAAACACACTTTCATGCATTTGCTGATCTCCTAAATGACATCATAATTATCCTCATTTTCTAAAATACCTAAATATGCGGTGAGCTGATAGGTATTTTTTTGTTTTCAAACCATTATTAATATAAATATTTATATTATATAGATATTTAATATTTAAAAAATATATAGAAGGGGGTTATTATTAATAAAAGTAGTATTATGAATAAAGATAAAGATATTAATAAAGCAAACATTGATAATAACACCTATTTAGAAAAGATCGTTAAGGCATCGCCTAAAACAGTTGCTAAGAATAAGATTAAGCCTAAAAAGAAAAAAAAGAAGCCGGATACTGAAACCGGCAAAAAAAAACTAACACTCAAGCAAAAACGCTTTATAGATAATTATATTATTAGTGGAAATGCAACGGACGCAGCCATTAAAGCGGGGTATTCAAAGAAAACAGCGGCACAATGCGGCGCAGACAATCTTAGAAAATTATATATTAAACAAGCAATCGATGAACAACTCAAAAAAATAGAAGATAAGAAGATAGCAACAGCAGATGAGGTGTTGAAATTTATTACTTCAGTTGTTCGCGGCGAGGTCAAAGATCCTGTTGTTGTAACAGAAGGCAGAGGCGACGGTTACAGTCTAGCAAGAATAGTCAACAAGCCAGCAGGTCTTAAAGAACGATTATCTGCGGCCAAACAACTGATGAAGCGTTACGGTCTGTTCACTGACAAGGTTGAGATTAAAGACACGACCGAAAGAATCAATCCTCAGCACGAAGAAATCCTTAACGCTATTCGCGGTCGCAAAGTTGAAGGTTTTAACGATGAGTAAGAAACTGATTATTAACGAACGTTTTCTCGATGTCATGACGATTGCTTTATCACCTAAAACCCGATTGTTGGTGGGCGAGGGTACAATACGTTCAGGCAAAACGGTCGATATTAAAAATGCTTTTTTTGAAGCGGTGCAAGATAGTGACGAAGAGATGCATTTGATTGCGGCGCAAGACTTAGATGCCATCAACGATAATATTTTAGAAGGATTCGATGGTCTTTTAAATATTTACCCTGAATATTTAAAAATAACGAAGGATGAAATCGGAGGTTTTTACATCGCTTGTAAATGTGATTTACCCGGAAGACCAAGAGAGAAAAAGATCCTTTTAGCCGGTACAGTGAATGCCAACAAATGGAAAAAGATTTTAGGTAAAACACTTGGTGTTATCATGGTCGATGAAGTAAATACCGCATCAGAACAATTTGTCGATGAATGTTTCGCCCGTCAAGCTAGCGCAAATAGGCCTTTAACGCTTTGGACCATGAATGGCGATGTGCCGACACATTGGATTTATGAAAAATATATCAACCGCTGCAAGATCATTGGTGAAGCACCTGCATCAATTAGAGCCGATATGGACAAAGTGCAAAAAGAAACCGGATGGTATTATATGCACTTCACGATGAAGCATAATCCAATCATGACACCTGAGAAGATTGATGCGGCATCTAGAATATATCCCGTTGGCAGTTATTACTACACGATTAAAATTCTTGGCGAGCGCGGCGCACCTGGTAAGCTTATTTATCTTGATTATATGAGCGAAGAATTGCTTAAACCGTTCGACCAAAAAGAATGGCATCGCTACGGAATTGGAGTCGATATTGGTTCTAAGCGAGCCAAGAACACATTTGTGTTAAAAGGCTACCGGCATAATTTTACAGAAAATATCGTTGTCGATGCAATGGAGTTTCAAGGCTTGGGCTACAAAGAAAAGAAAGAAAAGCTCATTGCATTTTGCCAAAGCTACGCGCACTTACCGATTGAGTATATCGCCATTGATAGTGCTGAAGCAAATTTTATCCGAGATATTCAAGGCGACTTTAAGCGTTTAGGTCTTCCGCCGGTCATTGAGTCCTATAAAGCTACGATCAAAGAAAGAATCGATATGGAAATAGTTTTGTTCGCAACCAGGCGGGCATTTTTTAATTCTCAAAAACAAGGCGCAATGAGGGTTTATTCAGCATACAAAATCGCCAAATGGACTGAAGGCAAGGAAGGACACGAACGCGAGGACAACAACGAATGGCTAAATGACCTAATGGATGGAAACGAATACGCAGACACAAGACACATGATAAAACTCATGAAAGCATCGAAAGAGGTGAGTTGATATATGGGAATTAAAAGTTGGTTAACAAACCGCAGATTAAAACGATTGGAGGGTGATTTGCAAATGCTTGAAGATAGACGAAAAAACAAAATTAAATTCAATCCTCGATATGCGCTAGGTATCATCGACACAGAAACAGAGGAAAATTATACTAAGCGGCTCGAAGAATATCGCGTGTGGTTCACCGGATCATCAAAATTATTGAGAGACTTATATAACAACAAAAAAGCTGATGGCAATTTGAATTATTTTTGGCGCAAAGCACCTAACAATTATCGCATGATCCATTCGGGCATACCTGGTTTAATCTCAACTAAAATGGCGACCATTCTTTTTGGTAGCGGCATCAATATTAAAATCGAAGTATTTGACGATGCAGGAAAACCTGACGATAAACTAACCGCGCAAGCACAAGAATTAAGCGACAATTTAGTCGGCATCGTTGACTTATATGAAAAGGTTGAGAACGCGACACAGAATGCATCTTGGGGTGGTCATGTCTACTTCAAACTATCACACAAAGTCAAATTGTTAGATTATCCGATTTTAGAATCGGTTGATGCTACCAAAGCCGAAGCGATTAAAGAACGCGGCATCACGAAAGCGATTGTATTTAAGTATTGGTATCAACACAATAAAAACGAATATCGCTTAGATGAGATTTACACCACAGTGCAAGATGAAAACAGCCCTTATTTTGGGGATGCAGTAATCTATAATAGGTTATACAAACTAAAACCAGATGGCAAAGAGGAAGAAGTCGACCTTGCCGAAATTCCAGATACCGAAAATGATTTGCCAGAGTTTATTTATAAAGGCTTAAGGGGAATGATCGCTTTTGATTTGCCGAACAAGACACCAAGCCACGAATTTATTGACTCGGACTATGGTGCAAGTGATTATGAGGGCGCACTTGATTCGTTTGATGCGCTCGATGAAGCATACTCAGAATTAATTAGAGAATTGCGTTCAAACAAGACAATTCGCTATATTCCATCAAACATGGTGCCAAAAGTTACCTACCAAAACAAAGATGGTTCGTATTATCAGGTTTCCATGCTTCCGGATGAATTCATCGATAACTACGTGCAAACCGAAGGCGACCAAGACCAAAACACAAAAAACGAAATAAACATTACTGAAATTGCGGACAAGACAGAGCAACACTTAATTAAATGGCGCACTGCATTATCAATGGCTATTAATAAAGCCGAAGTCAGTCCGTTTGCACTTGGCATCACAGGATTAGAAAGCATTAATTCTTCCGCCGAATCGCAACAAGAACGGAACAAAACAACACTTGAAATGCGTGAAAAGAAACACCGCATTTGGAAAGCTACCTTAGAAAAAATGTGGATGAAAGTATTGGAAATGAATTCTTGGATGCAAAAGAATACGACAGCAAAACAAGACGGATTTGCTAAAGTTGACTTAAATTTTGCGAATACCAATGTAGTTGTTTCGTTTAATCCATATCAAATCCCTAATCAAAAAGACAAAATCGATACATGGGTTGCGGCAAGAAGCGCAAGTCTTTCTTCAATCTACAATGGTGTTAAAGAAATCCATCCTGATTGGTCAGAAACACAAATCATGGATGAAGTTAACCTCATTCGATTTGAACAGGGCATGAGCTTCGATAACCCAAACAATTTACCAGAATTAACGGGCATTGAAACAGAAGCCGAAAAAAATAACGAAGCAGAAAAAACCAAAGATAACGACTCAACAGAAAACGTAGAGGATGACAATGCAACAAGCTAATCACCCAAGAACGCTATCGGCACCTAGCCCGAACGTATCAGCTAATATGCTTTTGGCGATGCAAAGCGCAACAACAAAAATCAAAGAGTTAATTACGCAAAATATCGTTAACGGAGGTGGTCAAGATGACTTAACGAAAGAATTAAATAAAGTGATCGCTGAAGCGTGTGCTAAAATTAGCGACAAAGCAATGCGCGAAGAAGTGCGCAAAGCCTTTGTAACTAGCGCTAGAAAATGGTTTTATGAAATCTCGCAAACCATCAAAATTGTAAACCATAATTTACGAAACGAAGTTCGAAAGACTTTGCCAGCAAACACGCTATATGCTCTTGACTTAAACGCAATCTTTAACAACTCGCCAAAGCAAATTATCGATAGTTTTAGACCTTATATGGATTTTAATTCAAAAGGAATTGCGGTAATTGAGGATTATGAAAAAAGCGTAAAGCTAGGTATTAAGGCGCTTGCTGCTGATCCACCAATTAGCACTAGGCTTACAAAAGAGGGAAAACCTGTCAAAGTGTCTTTAAGAAATCGT